TCCGTTTCCGCCAATCCGAAGGAAAAGCTGCAAGCATCTCCGAAAAAGATGCTGCAGCTTTTTTTTCGTCCTCGTTTTCTGACGATGACAAATCTTCCGTCATCGCAGCCATGAAAGCGTGCGCTGGGTCCTCACCCAATATCGCGCGCATCTTCCCTCTAAGCCGCCAGCTGCAAGCGCGCTTTCCCTGTTTCATCTCGATCAGGTTCGAGGGGTTGACCTCAAGCAATGCAGCCAGTTTTCTTTGGCTTCCTGCCACGGCGGCAGCCTGCTCGATCAAGTCGTTGAGTGTTGCAAGTGGTGCCATATTGAGTCCATTTGTGTTAGATTGCCGGTACCTGATTGAGTCCAGTCTCAATTTGGCAATTTTCACACAAGGGCCGCCATGTCTATCAAGCCATTCCAAGGTCATCCCGGATCGGGTATGACCGAAGAGATTTCCCAGCAAGGGAAAAACCTTTGTCCTCCTCCTGCCGCTAACACCTCCGGTGAAAGCTTGGCGGCCCTAGCCGGTGGTGGGCAGGGGGAGGGCTCCGACATGATTTGGGGCGAGCTGAGAGCGCCAGAAGGCTTTTGGTTCAGCTGCCATTGCATGCGGGCATGGTTCCCTACCTCCGACGTTCGCGCGGAGCGTCGCGCATGAGGCTCGTCGCCAAGCACGCCCAAGTGGGCTACCTCACGCCAGGCCAGCGGCCAGGCTGCCGCAACTGCAAGCACTTCGAGCAAGTACGCCACGATTCGCCAGTGATGGCAGCGCGCCAGGCCTGCCTCAAGCACGAGCTGGAAGTCACAAGCGGCGGCATCTGCAATGACCACCAGCTGCGCCGCCAGGCGAACGAAAGCCAGTTCGCATACCTGACCAGGCAGCGCGATCTTCTCGAACGCGCTTTGCTCGATCAGCGCAGGACTCCCCAAGTCAGGGAGACACGCCCATGACCATCAACGGCCAATCGGGCGCGGCAATGCTGCTGTTGTCTCCCGAACCCCGCATGAGCCAAGAGGCGCGGCGCATTGTGCGTTGCGCTGCGCACATTCGTCTGTTCATGGACACGCCGGAAAAGTCGGCCTGGTTCGATGAACACATGTTCGAGGTCGAAACGGCATTGCGCCGCTATGCCTCCGACTACATCAGCCAGGCCTGCACGGACCTGGATGCAGTATCTGCGCGCAGCCGCGCAGCTGCTGCGAATTTGCATTTTTCGACGACGCTCGACGGGGGCGGTTTTTGTCAGGCGGGCGTGGTAGCACCGCCTGACAGTCTCATGTGTGAGAAAAGTCGCTTCATCGGCGAGGGGGCGTCGCGCTGATGGCTTACGACACCGTCAAGCTCCGTTCGCCGTCCATCGATCCATCGGTGATGGCACGCATCGAGCAGCAATGCATCTTGCGCAGCGGCATGCACCTCGGTACGGGTGAAGTCCTGTACGAGCTGCACGCGGGCGAGCTGCTCGGCTCCTGGGATAGCCGCATCGCCATCAAGCCGATGCACGAAGAGCACCAGGCCGACAAGAACGGCACCGTTCGCATGCACCCTTGCGAGCCTTATTTGCTCGTTGAGGCCAGCGTGCACAAGGCCATGCTTGGGCATAACGTTTACGGCGGGCCTACCGACTTCCGCAAGGCGTGTTGCGACCTTATCGCCCTGGTTGAAAAGCTGCTCGATACCGACATGCCAGGCGCCGACTTCTGGACCGTTCACCGCGTGGACGTGGCAAACGTCTTCAACCTGCCCAAAGCCAGCATCAAACAGTTCTTCGACGGCATGCAGCTGCTGAGCTTTCCTCGGCGCGGCAAGAAGGCCATGAAGACCGCTCAAAGCCTGTACTTCCCAGGCAAGACCACCACGGTCAAGTTCTATCACAAGGGCCCCGAATTCCGGGTCCACGACCTGGCGCGGCTGCGCCGGTTTTTCAAGATCTTGTTCGGCCATCTGTACGGGCCTGACGAGTCATTGCAGGAGCGCGTAGAGCGCAAATTGAACGCCCTTCAACGGCTCGCAGACAACCGGCTGCGCGTTGAGGTGGAGATACACGCCGACAAGCTGCAGTACGACTTTGGGCGCAACCCTCGGGTTGATGAGGTCACGGACGCCTACCTGCAGCGCATTCACGACGCAGAGATAGAGCGAGTGCTCAGAGAAGGGAAACAAGGCATGGACACCGTCCGCACCGAAGAGGCTGTATGGCAACGCCTGCAGGACACCTACCCCTCAAAGCTGGCCCATGTACTCCATGCCTTCTGGCAGGTCATGGCTGTTCGAGGCGATGAAAAAGCGCGCGAGCGCTACACCAAACCCACGTTCTATCGAAACCGCAAATTGCTCGAAGAAGCGGGCGTGAGCTGGCGCGGTTCTGACGTTTTCATCGTTGCGAACGATTCCCCAATCCACGACTTCACGCCGATGCGCGTGGATCGCCGTTTCTGCTCTCTCCCGGCGCGGAATCGGCCTGAGTACCACGTTAGCCGGGACCTGTTGCGGCTTGCCGCTTGATCGAAAGAACCACCATGGCCACATCCAACGAAACCAGCTCGACCACCAAGGCGCCCGCGTTCATGCAGGTGCACGTCAAAGGCCGCATCGATGCGCGCCGCCGCCACGAAAAAACGACGTATACGCGGATTCTCACGCCAGCGCCTGACGCCTACAGCCGCCCGCAAACCATCGAGATTCGCAGTAAGGGGACGCTCGGACAAGTCGGTGACGAAGTCATCGTGCTGGCCCAGCTGGGCGGCTACACGCGCAAGCCGTTTCGCAGCACCGACAAGGAGACCGGCGAGGTGTCCACCGTCACGCCGGTGGATATGACGCTTGACGCTATCGAGTGATGCCAGGTCGTAGCCCTGCGCGCAGGGTTACCGCCTGTCATCTCAATACCGCTCCGCCATGCCTCAGTGTGTCCGCGTGTTGCCCGTTGAAACGCCCTTTGCTCGCAACCTCGACGGAGGCGAGAACTTCACAACCATGTATCCCATGGTTGTCGTCGATCCGTCCTGCTCAACCGATTTACGCATTTTCACTACACAAGAGATTTCTTCGCCTGGTGGTAGTGCTGGCGTCAATCTCCCAGACCCTGTCTTGATGCGCGAATCCTTTTTTATGTCCTTCGGCCTGGTCATCAGCTGCTGGATTCTCGGTAAGTTTGTCGGCGCAGTTCTTGAACTTATTAAGGGTAAACAAAATGATTATTGATGCGTTCCTGCAGCTGATAGCGGCCAATCTGCACCTGGTCATTGACGCTTCGATTTTTGCTGTCGTTTCTATTGCTGCAATCATCGTCGGCCTGGTTGTTTTTGAAAACAGTGCCAGAAAGTTGCTGCGCCTGGTCAGTGGCGATAGCGGCGGTCCCAAGGTTGGCTATCAATACGAAGAGTATGTGAACGGTAAGCCTGTTTATCGCACCTGGACGAAAAAAGATCGATATTTGCACGACAAAGCGCGCCGCTAGTCGTTAAAAGAATTTGCGTCATCCGTCGCAAATAGTGCCCGTAAGGGTTAATCAACTGGAGTGTTTTCTATGTCCCTCAAGCTCAAAGCAATTCTGTTTGCAATGTTCGCCGGTCTGATGGCGATGCTCGCTGGCCCTGCAGCTGCTGCAAGCCCCTTCGCTCCGCTTACTGCCGCCGTGACCTTCACCGACGTTATCGCCGCGCTGATGGCCGTGGCGGCCATCCTGGCAGGCCTGTACGTGACCATGCGCGGCGTCCGCACCGTGCTCGGTTTCATCCGTCGCTAAGTCTCACGCGGTTGTCATCAACCCCCAAAAACGGCCCGAGCACCGAAGGCGCGCAGGGCTGCTTTTTGGGGGTTTTTTCATGGTGAATTCGCATGTATGACCTTTACATCATCGCGGCGTGGATGACGGGTGTTGTTGCCGGTGGCGCATTGATCCGGGGCCTTGAGTGGTGAAGTTCCTGGCCTTCCTGCTGCTCGCGTTGGCCTCGTGCCTGGCATCGGCGCAGCAGGTCATTCCTGAGCACGAAGCGCAGCGGCAATACATCTCATTTGCCCAGGCCGCGCCGAAGATTTTTGCGGCTGCGATTGCCCGCGCGCAGCCGAAGACCACCGACCGCGCAGCTTCCACCGGGGATTCGTATAACCGTGCGCTTGAGTACGCGAAACAGATCGGCACAAAGACGGCCGCTGACCAGGCTGGAAACGCCTTTAGCTTTCTTTCGTTCCTGCCCGCGTTGGCTGGCTCGAAGCTCTACGGGGAAACGCTTTCGTACACGTTCTCCGGCGCGACTGTCACTGTCGCTTCAGAGCGCGATATCGGCGCCTTCGTGTATCGGCTGCGGCCTGCTTACCAATCGGCGTCTTCGCCCTCGTCATTCAATCCCGCCGTGCGGATTTATGACCCCGAGTTTGCATTCACGTTTAAGACGATGCCGAGGTATATCAGCGGCACCTACTCGCCGCAAAATCTTTGCGCCAGCTCGTCTAACGCTTGCACGAACCTTCAGCCATACACGGCGGGCCGGTACAAATGGTTCTACCGAGATTCAACAGCTCCTTATATCGTCGCGTGCAACGACGTTTCGGATTGCGTACAAGCGATGCTGTCATATGATTTCTACGTTAAAACGTACAAGCTGCGCACCGCTGGTTTTGACAACTTCGGCCAATACTACGGCGGCTATATGGTGCGGCCCTCGGGAAATTGTGCAGACGCTTCTGATTTTGCGTACCTGCAAACCCTTCTGCCTGGTCTTGCGTGTCTTTATTCGCTGCAATACAACTTCACTTTATCCGGCACGGATCAGACGTTTCGCGTGACTGGTGATTTTGAGAGTCCATACGTTCGCTATGTGTCATTGAATCCGGTTCCTCTTCTTTGTCCTGGTGCCACGAAATACCACCAGCTGGCCGCGTGCGACCCGCGATTCGCCAGCGATGTGATTTCGCCCAACACGCTGGCGCTCCTGGTCGATCGCATGTTTTATTGGGGTTCGCAGCGCTTCGGATATCGCGGCCTTGTGTACACGCCTGTGACGGTCCGTGACGTGCTCGCGGCCCTTGGCAACACGCTCGTGAAGTTCTCCACGCTTGGGGAGGAGCTGCCGCCGCCAACCGTGGAGCCTCCGAACCCGCCCAGCGTGCCAGGTACTGGCGGCAGTGGCGCCGCTTCCGTGAATCTTGGCTCTGATCCGGCCATTGCACAGCCCACTGTCGAGGGCATTTCTGGCGCTTCGATCCTTGCGCCGGTCTGGTCCCTTTTTCCATCCTTGGCCGCCTATGGCCCGGGCGGTCATACGTCGCAGTGCCCGACGTTCTCGCCGTCCGTCTTCGGCGCTTCTCTGCACATCGAGGAGCACTGCCAGCTCTTGGAGACGCAACGCGCGGCGCTTGGGGCCGCTGCCTTGCTGTTGTGGGTGGTCGTCGCTCTACGAATCGTTTTGAGGGCCTAAATGCTGTTCTTGCTCCTGTGCCTTGCCCGTCGACATTCGCGGGCCTTCCTGGTCCACCTTTTGGCGTTCTCGCTGATTTGGTCGCCTGTCATGCAGGCCCGCGCAATTGCGCCAGCCGTCGTCCTGGTACCGATTGGCATCGCTGCAGCTCGCGTGTTCGTGGCTGCAGCTACTCGCGTTGGTTCTCAGTTGACTGCAACCAACGTCGCTGCCGGGTCAGGCTTGGCCTTGGTCGCCCTCGCTGGGGAAAACTGGACCGCCGTTGTGAACTACACATCAAACGCGGCGGCCAGCTGGCACTCGTCCATTACGGGGGGCGTGCTCTCCTTCGCCAGCTTGGCCAGCTCGGTAGGTGTCACCAGCGTGTCCACCGACGTTTCTTCCTATTCCTGGTCGGCCACTGCAGGCAACGTGAACGTCGGGTATGGCAACGTACCCATCAAGGACGCACGGCCAGGGAACCCTGGCGATACGGCGTTCGCCTTCACCACAAGGCATGACGGCAACTTTGCATATCAGCCGCTGGCCGGGAATACCTTCTCGACCGTCTACAACGCTTCGGGGTTCAAAAACTACTTGTGTCCGCTCATGCCAAACCCATCGGCTGAGCCTACGCAGGAGGCTTGCCGCGGCCTGCCTGAAATGCCCTTTGGCACGTTTCAATACGGCACCCAGTACATGAGCATCGGACTAGGTTGCAAAGAGGCCATCGATTGCGCGAAGGCGTACATATCGGCCCGCCTGGTGCAGCTCAGCTGGTTGCAGGGTACGACCTTCAACCCGCAGGGAATGCGCAACTTTGCGAATGCGGTCAACAACGTCAGCGCGAACTTCGGCAGCTGCTTTGACACGCGCGTGTCCAGCTATACGGCGTTTCCTGGCTACCGGTGTCCGGTCACCCTGACGTACAACATCGCCGCGCTGGAATCGTCTAACCCTGGCGTCTTCAACACCGTTACGGAAAACTTCAACATCGATGTGAACCTGCAGAAGCCCAGTTTTTCGCAGGCGCAGACGCTTAACGACTACATCGACCGGTATCCGCTCGCGGGCTCGCAACCCATCGCGGCGGCCTCGCTGGCGCAGATGGTCAACGCCATGTTTTTGCAGGCCGCAAACCGGGCGGGGTATTCCGGCATCAACTACTTTCCGATTACAGCTGCAGATGCTGCGGGCGCTCTCCAGCCTGGGGAAGTCGTGCCGTTGTCCTCGATCACTTCGCCGGTCGTAGCCGGTGGAGCTGGAACAGTGCCAGGCAATCCGACCGCACCTGGTGGCTCGGCCACTCTCGACCTTGGCCCGAATCCGAACATTGCGCAGCCTGGCCTGGAGGGCATCCCAACTGCTGCGCAGATCATGGCGCCCGTCTTCGATCTGTTCCCCTCGCTGCGCAATTTCCAGGTGCCGGGTCACACGTCACAGTGTCCCGCGCTCTCGATCCCGCTGTGGGGTCAGGACATATCGACCAACAAGCATTGCGAGCTGATCGAGGGGCAGCGCTCCGCCCTTGGTGCAGCTGCTCTCGTTGGGTGGTCTATCGCTGCGCTCATCATCGTTCTGGGGGCCTGACATGTACGCAATCCTCTTCTCCGCCTTCAATGCCACGCTGGGTTTTTTAGTCCGCTCGGTCATTGCAAAGTTTTTCGTTTTCTTTGCGCTCTTCTTCATCACGACTGAGTTCCTTGCCGTCCTGGTCGACCGGCTGCCGAACGGTCAGGCCATGTCTGGCGCGCTCGCTGGCATCCCTCCGTCCATGTGGTACTTCCTCGACCTGGTGCACTTCGATGTGGGCTTGCCTGCCGTCATCAGTGCGTGGGTTCTGCGGTTCATGATCCGCCGTATTCCGGTCATTGGGTAAGCCATGCCGATCAACGCTTACACCGGGTTGATGGGCTCGGGGAAGACATACGAAGTTGTCGGCTTCGTCATCCTTCCGGCACTGCTTCGCGGTCGCCGCGTGGTGACGAACATCGAAGGCCTGGACTACGAAAAAATTTGCGCGTATCTCCATGAGAAACACCCAGGCGCGGACCTCGGCCAGCTCCTCATGGTCACCAACGAGCAGATTGCGGCCGATGGCTTTTTCCCCTGCCGCGATGGCGACGAAGAGGCCACGGTGAAGGGTGGCGACATGGTCTGCATCGACGAGGCCTGGCGCTTCTTTGGCACGTCCACAAAGATCAAGGCCAGCACGCAAGTTTTCTTGCGCGAGCATCGCCACTACACGGACCCCGAAACGAAAGTCAGCTGCGATCTGGCCTTGATGCTGCAGAGCATTGGGGACCTCCATCGAACCGTGAAATCTGTCGTCGAGCTTTCGTTCAGGACGCACAAGCTCAAGACCGTAGGGCTGAACAAGCGGTACCGCCTGGACATGTTCGAGGGCACCAATCAGAAGATCAGCACGCGGGCTAACACCTGGCAGAAGGCCTACGACCCGGCCATTTTTGGGCTGTACAGCAGCTACGCGGCTGGGTCTGGCAAAGAGCTGGCGATTGATGGCCGCCAGAACGTTCTCAGGGACCCTCGCAACATCGCAATGGCCGTTGGCGTGCTGTTGATTTTTGGCGTGGGTGCCTTCGGTATCTCGCACATCTTCAACCGGTACAAGGCACCCAAGGACGCGGCAGCGGCCACCACTGAACCGGTCGCACCTGGCCGAGCTGCACCTGGTGCACCGCCTGGGCCTGCGCCGGTCGCCAAGACCTCTGATTCGACAGATTGGCGCCTGGCTGGCCGCATTGTGACGGCTCGCGGTGAGCGGGCTGTGTTGGTTGGCGCCGCTGCACGGGTGCGGGTCGAGGACCCCGCGCTGTTCGTCGGTTATGGCTGGGATCGCCGCGCCATGATCGATGGCGAGCGCATTTCTGCCTGGTCGGGTCCAGCAGCTGGTGCTACCGGCTCCGCATCTGAATCGTCGTCTGTTCTGTCTGTGGGTAAATGATGCGCCGCCTCGTCCTTTGCTGTTTGCTTCTTCTGTCTTTTTCGGCCAGGTCGCAGCCGGTCGCACTTGATCGTGTGCCGGTCGTGATTGACCTGCAGGCCGTCAGCCTGGCCCAGGTCGTGCACCTGGTCTACAAAGAGATTTCCCCGGCCAGCTACGTTTTGGCGCCGGACCTGGTCGCGGATCAGCGGCCTGTTTCCCTCCGCTGGACTGGTCTACCGGATCAGCTGCCGTCGTTCATGGGTGCCTGGTTGGAATCGCTTGGTTACTCCACCAAGGACCGCGCTGGAACCCTGTTCATGTCCCGCCAGGTTGAGCCGCCTGCACCTGAAAAAGAGGAGGAGCAAAAGGACACCATGATTTACTGGCCGCGCTATCAGAGCGCGTCAGCGCTGCGCGAGCTGGCCGGTGGTGTCGTTCCTCCCGATGGCTTCACCGCACATCGTGGGGTTTCGTCATCTCCCCAAGGTAGGGAGGTTGCTCAGGCTTCCGCCCCTTCCGGTCGCGGTGGCTCTCGCATGTCTCAGCCGCCCGCCCAGGCCGCGCCAGGCTCGGCCCTCGCGGTGATGGACAAGGACGACCGAATGCTCGTCTTCCGTGGAACCCAAAAGGACCGCCAGCAGCTGGCCGCCTTCCTGGAACAAGTAGACCGGGCCGCCGAAGTCGTCAGCGTGCAGGGGGCGATTTATGAGGTCGCCACCAGCAAGAGCGAGGGGAGCGCATTTCACCTGGCCGCGAACATCCTCCGGGGGAAATTCGGTATCACGGCGAATCTTGGGAGCAGGCCGGGAGGCGAGTTCCTCGGGGTCAAGCTCGGCGGCCTCGAGGCCGTCATGGGTGCCCTGAAAAGCGACAGCCGGTTCAAGGTGTTGAGTTCTCCGCGCCTCTCCGTCCGCTCTGGTGGCAGCGCGCGCCTGGTCGTCGGCCAGGAAGTGCCGACCGCTGGAGCCGTGTCCACCAATGCCCAAGGCGGCACGCTGCAGAGCGTGGACTACCGGCAAAGCGGCATCATTTTTGACCTGGCGCCGCAGGTTTTCCGTGATGCCGTTCGGCTGTCACTGTCTCAGCAGGTGAGTTCCTTCGTGCGCACCGATACCGGCGTCAACAACAGTCCGACCCTGCTCAAGCGGGAGGCTAAAACCGACCTGGACGTGTTCGGTGACGAGGTGGTCGTCATCGGCGGCCTGGTGGACACCAAGACCAGCACCAGCTCGTCCGGTCTGCCGTTCCTGCCGGACTGGATGAGTAGCAGCGGTAGCGACACTACCGGCTCCGAATTGCTCGTCCTGCTGCAGGTCACGCGACAATCCAACCCATGAAAAAGCATCAAATACTTTGGTCGTGTGTGGTCGATTTTTTCCGCGCTTTGCTTTTCTATCGCGGCGACTCTAGAAGGATGATCATGCGCTTAGAGTGGCGAGCGTTCTGGAGAATCCTCCGTCACTAGCAGTGGCGACTAATCCACCTGCTCCGAATTTCTCGCCCTGCTGTAGGTGACCCGCCAGGCTCACCGATAAAAGTTCCTGCGGCCTGATTGGTTGAAGATACTGCGCCTAAGTCAAAATTTGCGTATGACTCTTGTCCTAGCCTCCTGCGTTTTTATCTCGGCTCTCAATGCCGCTTTTTACTTTTACGAGCACGCTCGTGGTCGTGGTCGTGTTCTTGCTGGCTTTTTTTCTGCTTTTGTATCTGGCGCAGCTTTTGCATCATTCGTCTATCTCGTGCAGTTTTCAGAGTTGTTTAGATTTCTAGGCGTTCAGCGCTGAACTGCATTTCTTTGCTTACGCCGCCCTGGGGTATGGGGCGTCGCCCCATGTTCAACCTGTCACGCGCAACTTGCCCGCCGATGTGGTCACCCTGCTACAAGCGCGCCTGTTTCATCTATTTACACCGATGGCCGCACCTCCGTTGCAGCGTCCCGGCCTTCGCGCTACCGTGCTGTTTTTCGCGATCATCTGCGCTGAATCAAGCACTCCCGTGACTCGCGCTTGATAAACCGGTTTTCCGCGTCAGCGGCTGCGTCCTTCCTCTACCTTCTGCCGCTGACAATGCCCTGAAAACCTGCCTTCCATGGGGCCGCCTTTTTCGCCGTTTGCCAACGCCAAACGGGCCTAGATTGCGCTCCCCAAGGAGGGGAATAGATGGCATTTATCGGATACGCAAGAGTCTCAACTCAAGATCAAGACACTGCTTTGCAGCTGGACGCACTCACCAAGGCGGGCTGTCAAAAAATCTTCCAGGAAAAGGCTAGCGGCTCGACCCGTAGAGGTCGGCAGGAGTTGGCCCGCTGCCTGGCATCTCTCGGCCGTGGTGATGTCCTGGTCGTCTACAAGATCGACCGCATAGCGCGAAGCCTGTTTGATTTGCTGGAAATACTTCGCCAGCTTGAAGGCGTCGGCGCCACCATCAAGAGCGTGACTGAACCACTGGACACGACAAACAGCATGGGTGTGTTCGTTGTGCAGATCCTCGGCGCTGTGGCCCAGCTCGAAAGGTCGATGATTCGGGAGAGATCTATTGCGGGCCAGATCGCCGCGAGACAGAGAGGGCGAATGCCCGGGAGGGTGCGAGCCTTGGCGGCTGGCGATGAGCGCGCTTTGGTATCTGAGTACCTGGAGGGCCAGACCACTTACAAGAATTTATCCTTGAAGTTCGGCGTATCCGAACATGCGGCGAAACGATCTGTCTATCGGGCCACGAAACCCGCTGACTATCTGAAGCGTCAGCGTTGTTAGCGTATCGA